GGGCGCAGGGGCAACTCTTCACGATGCGCCACGAGGCCCGGAACCGCGTGCCGGGGATCTACCAGGTGAGTATTTACAGCCCGCTGGCGCTGGGGGCCGCACCGGCCCTTACCACGGCGGATCAGGTGCGCGACCTGTTCAACCGCGAGCAGTTTGCCGGGGTGCGCTGCGACGTCCCCAGCGGGCCGCTGACGTTGCCCGAGGAGCCACCCTGGTACGGCGTGGCGGTGAGTATCCCCTTTGTCTTCGAAGAGGCCCTAGGGGGCTAGAGAGGAGCCAGAGATGGCAACGTGTCACCGAGGCCAGGATGGCAGTGTGGCGCTAGGAGGCCCACCCCCTACGGTGGTGGGCGGCGTGTTTGGGTGGACCGTGGTGACCGACCTGGCGCCACTGGAATGTACGGTGATGAACGAGGTCTGGCGCACCTATCACCCCGGCTTGCCGGGCTGGAACGGCACCATGCGCTGCCGCTTTGACAACGCCGATGGCCAGGACCTGGTGCTCGCCACGATTACCGGCGCGACCCCGGCTGGCACGCTGGCCGAGGTGCAGTTTCGGGTCGACGAGGATAGTTATTTCCACGGCGCGGTGGTGATTACCGGCGCGACCATTACGGCAGAACTCACCAACGTGATTGAAGCAGCCTACACCTACCAGGGCACGGGTCCATTGGAGTTAGTGTGGGTGTGAGGAGGACAGGATGGAACAGAACGGCCACGCGCCGAGCCGCGTGATTGACCGCATACGGCGGGCGTATCCCACGGCGCTGCAGCGTCTGCTGGTGCCGGAGTTGCCGGATGAGCAGGACAATCCCCTGGAGATTTTCTACTGGCCGAAAACCGGCAAGGACGAGCAGACGCTCGAGGCCCGCGAGCCCAAAGATGGACCGGAGAAGCTGGTGGCCACCCTCATCCTGAAGGCGCTCGATGAGCAGGGCAAGCAGCTCTTTCGCTGGGGGGAAGCGGAGGGGATTCTCCAGTACCTGAGCTATGAGGTGCTGGCGCGGATTGTGCTGGTCATTATGGGGGTGCGGGCGAATACGACGCTGGACGATCTGAAGCAGGCGATCCAGACGGACCCTATCTCAAGTTCCGGCTCTTCCTTGGCGCCAAGCTCGGCAAATCCTTGAGGGAGATTGATGCCATGCCGGAGATGGAGCTGCAACTGTGGAGCGCCTGGTACAGCTTAGAAGCGGACGCCCAGGAAGAGGCGAGCTTACTGACGGAACTCAGGCGGGGCAGGGCGTAGGAATTAGCGTGCCAGGCGCTGCATCATGGCGTCGTGTTGGGCCATCAGTTTTTCGTGGTGGATGGTGCCCTGTTGCTGACGTTTCTCGATGCCGTCAAGGACGGCAATGGCATGGATGCCCACAAGGATCGCCACCACGGCGAGCGCCAACCAGAAGAGGCCGTGCATGAGATCGGGAAAGGACGGGTGCATGGCAGGCTCCTTACCAGATGTGCGTGGTACACACGCTACTGGTTGTCCCATAGTGACAGCGGGTACGGACGTAGGTCCCGGGGCCTTGGTCAAGGGTCTGCAGCACGGCTCCTCCAACGAGCTGGAGCGCGGACTGGCCTACGGCCTGCAGGACGGTCGGTTCATTACTGGTGGCGCGTTGCCATTCGACAAGTGGCACCCAGCCGTCCTCTGGTAAGGGGACTGGTGGCCGTGCACACCCGCTCCAGAGGCAGGCGAGAAGGACAAGGCCGACCCACACGGGGGCTTGACATTGTGTGGTAGACATCGCGAGCGATCTCCATGGTTAGGGACAGGCACTAGGGCGTCATGTACGCAGCAAAACAGAAGAAAAAGACCACTGCGCCGACAGTGAGCCAGGCAACCCAGGGGGAAATCGTCCACATCGAGGTATGGCGGTGCGGCTTGTCACAGTGGCATGTATGCGTGTGGTTGTGGTTCATGAGTCTGCTTTCTGTGGCGCATGTCGGCGCCGTTTGGGAGGCGGTTTCGGCGTCTCCCAGGAGAGGCTTTTGCAGCGCGGGCACTTGTGGACCTCGGCTTGCCGAGGTACCCAGATGTGCCCACAACGCTGACAGGTTAGTTGGGTAAAGGTCGACAGTTTCATACTCGACATTCTACCCTATCGGGAAGTTTTGCGCAATTCTTGAGGGGACAGGCGTGGCCGACATCGTTCAGATTGGCATAGCCTACGATACCTCGCAGCTCACCACCGGCTCGCGTCAGGTGCAGAGCGCCATGCAACAGCTCGTGCAGGCGGAGCGCCAGGCCGAGACCGCCAGTGAGCAACTGGCGCGCTCCAGTACGCAGACGGCCCAGGCGCTGCACCAGGAACAGCAGGCGGCGCAGCGCAATAGCCAGGGTATGCAGCAGGCGAGCCAGAGCACCCGGGGCCTGACGCAGCAAGAACAGGCGCTGGCGCAGGCGCTGGCCCACAATAGCCAGGCGCTGGCCACCAATACCCAGGCCATGCAGCGGGCCGGCCAGGCCAAGGCGACCATGGGCCAGCAGGCGCGGCATTCGCACGGGGCGATCGCTGAGCTGACGCAGTCCTTTGGGGCGCTGGCGGCGAGTGCCATTGGCCTCCAGGCATTACGCAGTGCGATGGAAGGCATTGTCGGGGCGGCCCTGAAACTCGAAGCCTTGAACGCGGCCTTTGGCGCCATTACCGGCTCGGCCAAAGGCGCGGCCGATGCCATGGCGTTTGTGCGTGGCACCGCCGAGCGTCTCGGCGTGGACGTGATGAGCCTGGCGGGCGGCTATAAAACCCTGCTCAGCGCCACCGATGGCACCAAGATGGGGCTCCAGGCCATGCAGACCCTCTTCCTTGGCGTCACCGAGGCGGGGCGGGCCATGCAGCTCTCCAGCGAGGAGATTGCCGGGGCGATTCGCCCGTTGGGGCAGATCCTCAATCAGCAGGCCATTCAGGGCGATGAGTGGCGCACCGAGTTTGGCACACGCATTCCCAAGGCCATGCAACTCCTGCTGGAAGCCACCAACGGTGCGGTCAAAACCACCAACGAACTCACCAAGGCGATGGAAGAGGGCAAGCTCAAGGGCGATATCGTTTACGATATCATGGCGAACGTGGGCGAGCTCCTGCGCAACAAATATGCGCCCGCGGCGCAGGCCGCCGCGCAAGGCACTGGCGCCTCGTTTGCGCGTCTTGAAACCGCCGTCAAGGAACTCCAAGCGGCCATTGGCCAGGGGCTCAACCCAGCCCTCGCGGAGTCGGCCCGGGCACTGACGGCGTTTATCCAGTTGGGTAAAGACGGCGCCGGGGCCTTTGGCGGCCAGTTTACGCAGGTCATTCGGGAAGCAACCGCGGCGGTCATTGGCCTGGGCGGTGCCGTGGTGGTGACCGGCAAGTACATCGCGGCGATGGGGGCCGGGATCGCCTTTGGGCCTGAAGCCTGGAAGGCGGGCTGGGACGATGTCAAGCAGACCTTTGGCGACATTATTGACCTGCAAAACAAAATCCAGAAAGGCGGCTTTGCGCAGCAGCCCTCGGCGCCGATGGCGGCACCGTCTGCGAACCTGCGGCCCATTACGCTTGGCGGCGGCGAAGAGGACAAGAAGCGCACCAAGCAAACCGAGGCCGAGAAAGAGGCGACCCGGGTGAAGCGAGAGCAGCTCTCCCTGGCCAAAGAGATCAACGACGCCTATGAGAAAGCCCTGCATACCGAGCGGGAATATACCGAGCTGCAACTGAAGCGCGCTGGCTTTGGCGAGCAGGCACGGGCGGCACTCATGACCCGCGTCGAGGAAACCGCCATCCTCAAAGAAATGAACGAGGAGGAGAAGCAGCGCAAGGACCTGGCTAACGAACTGCAGGAGGCCCTCAACAAAGCGACCTATACCGAGCGCGAGCTGCTGGAAATCAAGCTCAAATCCCTGAAGGCGAGTCAGGAAGACACCGCCGAGATGCTCAAGAAGTTTGACGCCACCGAAAAGCTCAAGAAAGCCGCGGAGGACCGTAAGAAGGCGGAAGAGGACGCCGTGCAGGCGACCAAAGACCAGGCGAGTGAGATTGAACGGCTGATGAAACAGCTGGAGCCACGGCGGCGCAACATCCCCAGGCAACAGCAACTCCAAAACACCTTCAGCGAACTGATGGACGAGACCAGCGACCCGTACCAGCTGCAACAGGCCAGTGAGCAAATGCAGGAGACGCTCGACGTGGAGGCATGGCACGACTGGCGCGATGCCGGCCTGGACGCGATCCATGATCTGAGCAGCGCGCTGACGGATTTTGTGTTTAGCGGCAAAGCCTCCTTCCAAGATTTTGTCAGTAGCGCCATCCAGCAGCTCTTTCGCCTGGCCAGTGAATCCGCGATGCGTTCGCTGTTTAATACGGACACGGTGCAGGGGCTGCTGAAAACGGTCGGCACGCTGGCCGGGGCCTGGAGCGGCAGCACCCTCCCCACGACCATGGGGCAGTATACCACCATGGCAGCCGCGGGCGCCTTCAGCGGCCGCGCCAGCGGCGGCCCGGTCTCGGCGGGCACGCCGTACCTGGTCGGGGAAACGGGGCCGGAACTGTTCGTGCCGCGCATGAGTGGCACGGTGGTGCCGCATGGTCAGGGCATGGGCGGGAGTCCCGTGGTGGTGAACATGCACATCTCCACCCCGAACGCCGACTCGTTTCAGCGCAGCCGCGGCGAGATTGAGGCCAGCATGGCGCTGGCGCTGCAACGCGCCCAGAGGAATCTCTGATGTTCATCGAAAGTCCACGTTTTCCCGACGAGATCGCCTACGGGGCCGTCGGCGGCCCGCAGTTTCTGACGCATATCGTGGACAGTCCCTCCGGTGCCGAGTCCCGCCAGCAGCAGTGGCCGCTCGGCCCGGCAGTCTATGACCTGGCGCTGGAGCACCGCGGCGAGGCGTTAACCCGCGAGTTGCTGGCGTTCTTTCGCTGCTGCGCCAAGGGGCAGGCGCACGGCTTTCGCTTCCACGACTTCCAGCCGGGGGAGGACCGCGGCGTGCAGGAACTTCTGGGGTATGGGAACGGCAGCCACACGACCTGGCAGCTCATCAAGCAGTATGTCATTGGGGGCCTGGCGTATGCCCGCCCGATTCTGAAGCCGGTGGCGGGGACCGTGGTGGCGTATGTGAACGAGGTCGAGGCGGCCCCGGGGAGTTATACGGTCGACGCGACCACCGGCCTGGTGACCTTTGCGGCACCGCCTCCGCAGGATGCCACGGTGCGGGCGACATTCTTGTTTGATGTGCCGGTGCGGTTCATGACGGATGGGCTGTCCATGCGCGGGGTGGCCCCGGGGGTGTGGAGTTGGGAGAGTGTGCAACTCAAAGAAATCCGACCACGACCGCTCTGAGGCGGCGCCATGTGGATTGACAGCCCACGCTTCCCCGACCAGCTGGCTTATGGTGCCCGGGGCGGCCCAGGCTATTCCACCAGTATTGTCGGGACGTTCGATGGCTCGGAAACGCGCAACCAGAATTGGGCCTATCCGCTGGCGCGCTATGACGTGGGCCTGGTGCACCGCGACCGGGCCACGACGGAACTGCTCTTTAGCTTCTTCCGGACTATCGCGCAGGGCCGCACCAATACGTTTCGCTTTCGCGATCCGCTGCCGGGGGAAGCCGAGGGCGTGGATGAAGTGCTCGGCGTGGGCGATGGCACGAAGACGACCTTTCGGCTGGTGAAGTGCTACCGCAGTGGGGGCCTGGTCAGTCCACGACGGATTACCAAGCCGGTCGCGGGGAGTGTCCACGTGACCGTGAATAATGTGCCGGTGCCGTCTGGGAGTGTAAGCGTCAATACGACCCAAGGACTCGTGACCATTCCTGCGCCGGGCGCGGGGACCGTCGTGCGAGCCAGCTTCCAGTTTGATGTGCCGGTGCGGTTCGAGACTGATACGCTGCGTTTGCAGCGGGTGGCGCCGGCGGTGTGGTCCTGGGAGTCGATTACGCTGGTGGAGGAACGGCTGCTGGCCGACATTGACGACGGGGCGTGTACGGCCGAGCCGTTGGGTTGGACAGAGGGCTGGGACGCCATGCTGCCGCCGCTCGCCCCGGTGCCGTTGTGGTCCGAGCCATGGGAGGTGTAGCCGTGGCGTTTGGGGACTGGACGTTTTACAACACGGGCACGACGGTGCTGAACTTGATGGACACGCCGCCGCCGCCAGTCGGGACGCGCTGGTTGCATTTTGATTCGAAAAATCCCGATGTCGGCACGGCCACGATGATCGCCGTGCCGCGCAATCCCCCCTATCCGTTTCAAGGCGTGACGCGGGGCTATTTCCGCACGCTCCTGCGGTACGGCACGTCGCAGGACCGCAGCCGTGGGGGGTTGTCGTGCATGTGTAACGTGGAGAACATGACGCAGGGCGGGGGCAATCGGAACGGCTATAGCCTTATGCTGGAGAATCTCAGCTCCAGTGGGCCGCGCACGATGCAACTTGTGCGGTGGTCCGCTGGGATCAACCTTGGGCCGGCGGTCTTGGCCACCGCGCCAGTCAATCAATGGGCCTTTAATACGACGGTGGCGCTCGAACTGAGCTGGTATCTGGATCTGGCAACGCTCAACGGCATTGTGCTGTCGGCACGCATGGGTCTCGCGCCAGACTATACCGATCTCGCGCCGGTGCCGAATTTGTACGAAGTGCTGAGTACGAGCACCGTCTTAACGGATGCGTCGGCGGTCCATGTGTTTGTGGACGCCCTTGGCACGCCCGATCTTCATGTGTATTTTGATCAAACCTCGCTAGGGACTCTATGAAACAACTTTCTCCCGCCCTGCTGGCCCATCTCGCCCAGGACGTGACAACGATCGCCACCGGCTGGCGCGTGCAGCGCCGCGACGGCCAGGTGTTTGGCTGGGTCGATCACGACCTCGACGTGACGATCGCTGGGGTCACCTACCTTGCCTCTGCAGGGCTGCGCCCGAGCAGCGTGCGCTCCACCGATGACTTCAGTGTGGATACGCTCGATATCAGCATCTTCCTCGATGTCGGCACCGAGCATGACATTGTGGTGGGGGTCTGGGACGATGCCGAAGTGGTGGTCTTTGCGTACAACTGGAGCGTTCCACCAGCGGCCATGGACGACAACGTCCTCATCCTGCGCTGCGGCCACCTGGGGGAGCTGACCCGGAGCAATGGCCAGCTCACCGCCGAGATTCGCGGCCTGACGCAGCGCCTCACGACGCGGATTGGCCGGGCCTACACGGCGAGCTGTCCCTGGCGCCACGGGCGCTGGGATATTCCGTCGCAGCAATACGTCAGCAATCCGGAGTGCGGCATCGATGCCGAGGCGTTTGCCAGGAACGGCCTGGTGAGTGCCCTGGGGGATGACCCGGTACTGGAGTGTGTCGATACCACCAGCGGCGAGCCGGATGGCTTTTTTCATGAGGGCTTACTGACGTTTACGGCGGGTCCTAACCACAACGTGACGCGGGAAGTGCGGCGCTGGACGAACCACACGTTTAGTTTATACCGGCCCTTTCCGTTTGTGATTGCGGTGGGCGATCCGTACCGGGCGCTGGCGGGGGATGACAAAAGCGTGGTGACGTGCCAGCAGCGGTTTCACAATCTGGTCAACTTTGGCGGCTTTCCGTGGATTCCTGGGCAGGCGGCGGTGTTTACCGCGCCAACGATGCCGGGCTAGGAGGAGGCATGCTGCAGACGGGCTGTACGCGCGCGCAGCTCATTGCCGAGGCGTTGGCGTGGCAAGGCACTCCGTATCATGGGGGCGCCGCGCTGAAGGGCGTCGGGGTGGATTGTATCGGGCTGGTGATCGGCGTCCTCAAACACGTCGGCCTCCTGGCGCCGAGCTACAGTCCGGGGTACTACAGTGGCGAGTGGCACCTGCACCAGAACGCAGAGCGGCTGGTGGCCGAGGTGGAGGCATTTGGGTGCGTGCTGCGGCCGCTGGCGGACCGCCAACCCGGCGACCTGCTGCTGTTTCAGTTTGGCCGCGTGTGTGCACATAGTGGCTTTGCGCTGGAGGGCGACCAGGTAATTCACGCGGTACGGGACTTTGGCCAGGTGCTGGTGACCAGCCTGCGTGGTGAGTGGCTGGAGCGGCTGCGGCGGGTGTACGTGCTACCAGGAGTCGATTAGTGGCGAAGAGTGCAGCCCA